CCCGCGGTATATGCCGATATTTGAGCAATCCTGATGGCGATATCTTTTTTATTTGCTGGAAATTTACCAGTTAGGACATCTTTAATGATCATTTGAGAAGTGGCATTAACTGCGGTTTTTGCTACACGCATACCAACGCCTCGACTTCGATAATTAAATCTAGCGGCGTCAGATGTTCCTTGGAGACTCTTATTGTTATTTAAAGCGGTTAATTTTTTCTGAAATTCCTTTTCTTTTTGTTTCGACGACGATTTACTTTTTGAAGACGCGCCTCGTTTTCCCCAATGCATACCGAGGACTCCAAAATGCCGTAGATAATTATCTTCCATTTTGAACCGACACCTCCTTAGTAAGCTGAGCCAAGCGAAATACGACGCCAGTTCTTATCAGAGGTCGTGTTGGCAGCTACGCATTTGTATAGATACGACGCGTCAACCATTATAGCATCTATGTCGCCGACCGTGCCGTTAACCCCTCCAGACAACGCGACAGCTCCTTCTGTAAACGCACCGTTGGCCATGGTTTCGCTAACGATAATGGCGTTACCAATGGTTCCAGCAACATCGGCGGTAAGGTCTATACTATCGCCAGTACCATCAGCAGCACCGACTCCTTGTGTGTCAGACATAGTGATGGCAGCTACTAGCGCTGTCACAGCATTCGTAGCTGTACAATTCGCGCCAGTCGCTAATGTTACTCCAGCAAATACATTTGTTACATCCGTGAACGTTTCTGTGGTAACAATTGCATCGCCAGAAACACCCCCGATTAAAGCTGTAATCACGCAATCGTTTACTACAAAATTAGAAGCTGTAACTAGAGGATGTGGATCGTTAACCTCATCGACACCATTGATGGCGGCTACGATCGCTAGTTTCGAAGTGGCTAAATCTGTTGCGATTGAGATTTCACCGTCAGCATTGTTAGTTCCAACGGGAACAAATGTGTACACTTTCTCACCAATAGTCATAGTGTCACCACTGGTTGGTCGAGCAGCGATCGTTAAGGCTATGGACGATTTGGTTGTGCTGGCGGTGATATTGACCGCTATGTTTGTTGATACCGTTTTTATTTGAGCAGTGTCTGATAGAAATTCATACACATCGGTTCCTGCTACGGCTGGGTTATTAATGGTCACGGTCTCGCCATGAATTACAACTCCTGATATCGCAAGGTTTTTTGAGGCATTCACGGCATTCACGGCTGTTCCAGAGACAACTATGTTGTTAATGGAATCGATGATGGATTTTATTTTACCACCTAATTTCATTCGCTGAGTGTTTACGTTAATGTTATCTAAGTCTAGGACTTCCACGGCGGTAAGATTATTCATAATTAATTCGCTCCTTTTATTTTATAATCATATTAATTACTTTAGTGAGATGTTTATACAAAAACGCATCAACGGTCGGTTTATTTCTCTGATAGGCATAAGATGCCGCCGCTATTGTTAACGGCCCAGTAATTCCCATAAATTGTTTTACCGTAACTCGTGCTCGGTATGAGGTGTCCTTTATTTTACGTGTTCGAACTGCTTTTTTTGCAGCGTTGCTATAATCAACTTTTCCCAGAGCCTTGTTAAATTCACTTTCATAATTAGGAATTATTTTCTTTTTTTTATCCAATTCCGCCTTTAATAGTTTACGATTTGTTCCAGCTGTTTTTCCATAAAACATTTTAGCTTCGGCATGTCGCTTAGCATCTTTTTCAGCCAAACGCGTTGTAGATCTGTCTACTCCATTCTGTGATTTTCTTCTACCCCAATGCATGCCAATAATGCCAAAATGCTGTAACTGATTTTTATCCATAGTCGCCCCCTTATTCAAACGCGTCTTTATTTGCTTTATATGAGACATAAGCGTCCATCAAAGCAGAAACGCTATCGATCTTTTGTGCGTAACGTTTCTTTAGCAATTTACGATTACCATTAGTGTCCTCGAGGGTTATGGAATTTCCCATAGCAAACGTCATAAGCGCTTGATCGAAAACCAACATTCGTTCTTCGGCTAGTATTTTCAATTCACCTAATGGTACCGATTCGGTTTTTGTTCCCTGTATAACCTTGTCTATACCGTAAGGTCCATTTTCAGTTTCCCACCTAGTTACGAATTCTTTAGCGTTATATGGGTCGAATCCAAAGCAACGTACGTCGTAACTCGAATCGAGTATGTACTTGTCGAGATCTTCGTACACTTCCATCGTGTCAAGGACCGTACCTTCCAGTACAATCAAACTACCCTCTTCTAGGAACTCGTTATATTTGATACGCATGGCCCCTGGTAGTTTCATAAGGGTTAGAGAGGTAATATAACATCTAGTCTTTACGCCAAACATTCCGTTTTGTAGAGGGAATAAGAATGTGAACGCACAGAAGTCGTCGCCTTGTGATAAGTCTCCACCCATCGCGCATGGCATAGACCAAAAGTTACGCTTACGATGTGGTAATGTATCTTCGTAGGCGAAGAAGTAAGTATAACCCTCCATGGGTATTCCAAATCGTTTTGCCAGAATATCGTTTCTTGCGGCTGGAGCTTTTTCAGCTCTTTCGACATCTAATTGATAGGTTTCGTACGTCACAGTTTGTCCGAGATTCGGATTAGCTTTCTGCCACGTTGCTGGATCGCTAATTTCTTTGATGTCGTCTAATTTATACCACCAAATGGAAACGTGAGGGTTAATGTACTCTCCTTTCAAGATGTCTGCTAGTTCCATTTTGATGGTGTCACCACTACCGTTTCGCACAGTGCCTTCTGAACTTGTGGCAATGATTATATAGTCATCTAGTTTGGAGGCTCCTTGTTCGATGGCTCCTACTACGTCTTCTCGGATGTCACCGGAAAGCCACTCATCGACTGTTGAGACTTTTGGTCTAAGACCCTGAAGCTTATCGATACTCATTGGTCTGACTTCGATGATGGAGCCTGTTAGAAAGTTCTCAACGCCCTTTTTGGTAGAGGCTAGTTTGACTCGATTGGCTCGCGAACCGGTAGTGTTCTGTAATGAACCCTCAGTCAAGAACTTAAAGAGTGGTCCGCGTGATCGAATGATGGCAGTTCGTATTGGAGACATAACTTCATCCGCTTGTTTCATCGTCGGGGCTGTGGTAATCTGATGAGTCGTAGTAGTATCCACATTGTGAAAGTATGATTGGATGCATGAATCGTATAATGACTTAGCCGCGCCCCTACCGACGATCAAGTACTGTTTATTGATAAGACGTTTCTTAATCATTTTACGAACATACTTACCGCCATGATTGTCTGGCGACGGTTCGTATATACTTCGTTCGACAAAGTAGTACCATCCGAATACTTGTTCCGCCCATAACTTAAATGAGTCGAGTAATCTTAAATCCGCGCCATCGGTGAGGGTTAGTTCGTTCTCGCAGTAATCGACAAAACCGTCAACAGCTCCAGGATTTGCTATCAGATCGTCAATTCGATTCATCTCCATGGAGATTTCTTTACAAACTGGTATAATTCGGTTTAATACGTCACTGCGAAATTTACCATAATATTTTGGAGTTGCCGTGTTTGATAACGCCATAGTAGAACCTCTTTATTTAACTTTACTTTTAACTCCTTTAATAATATCTTGAGCTAGTGGTGTTTTTGAAAGAGCGTAGAATGAGGCAAGGGTTGTTCCGGCCGCAGTTACGGTTTTAACGACATTTAGACCTTTTTTAACATGGCCGGGATTTAGATCTCTGACTTGTTTTTCGAGTTGGATTCTAGTTGTCAATTCTCTAAGCTGCTCATTGCTCATTTCATGGATCTTTTTACCTTTTAGTAGTACTTTCTTTTTATGATCGTCGCTGGTAATACGTGGTTTCGACTTGGACGAGGTCCCTCGAGCTTTCTTCTTTCCCCATTTCATTCCTGGAATTCCAAAATGGGTTAAATCATTACGCATCTTATATCACCACCTCCACAATTGGCATAGCGTTCTCAATTTGCACATTTAGACGCCATTCGAATTCTGTTATTTGTCTCTCCATTGCTTCTAGAACAAACGAACTTGTCGGGGGATCAAATAATAGTCGAACCTTCAAATATATTAGAGTCTTTACAGCTTCAAGATCGATTCTGGTTCCAAGTAGATCTGTCCATTTTTCGTCACTACCCGTTATCGAGAAACCAGTATTCGGACCGACCCCAATTTGGTTTAGAGATAGGAGTACCGAGTTAACGTTTAATATAATGTCGGGGTCAAAGTGCGTGTATTCAGGTTCGATGCCTAACATTTTCTTAACAGACGTAAGAATGCTATCCATTAGCAACGCTCCTATTCATACCAGGTTGGTCCGATATATTCTCGCATGACGTAGCCGATAAATCCCGAGTTAGTTTGCACAAACGCCCAACCATCATGAATATCGGTGTCTGCTACGATAAGGACGTCGCCTCGGTTTACGACGCATAGTACGTCGCTTAATTTGTCTGGGGATTCTCGAACGTTTAATTTACCGCTACTTATAACGGTAGCCATTAGCGGGGCTTGAGTTGATGAGACCTCTTGTTCTGGAGGAACGTCTTGACACCATTTCGTGGATAATCCATCAATAGTTTGATCTAAGGGGATTGATAAGTCTTTTTTAGTTTTTGATTTTCTAATTGATACATCATTGTAATCCATATTCATCCTCCTAATGGTTATTTCCAAGGACAAGTGTCGTTTTTATACCGTTCATTCGGTAACTGCGGCAATAACGATTCGTCTCCATAATGTATTGCGTTGTGGGTGTTGTGGGTTGTGCATATCAGTCCTTCTGGATCATATATTAAGTCTCGATCAAGTTCGACGTCTTCGAGCGATATTGGGTTCATATGATGTATTACTATACGTCCATAAATTCGATAATCATCTATACCAAGATCGCAACCTTCATCTCGGATAATGATATTATCTCTTGTTCTTTTCCATTGATCAGATCTATACAGTAGTTGATTTAAATAACGATCACCGCCAAAGGTGGATTGACCGACAGCGGCTTTTAGTTGCAGATACAAATAACGTTCTTCAAAAGTTTTTAGCCTTGTTAATTCGCGAAACGTTCTAATCATTTTCCCCAAATCCATCCATGTAAATTTTTGCTAGATCGTGCAAGGTTAACTGACCAATAACCCTATGTCTCGGATAGGCTCGTTTGCGTCCATCATCCTCTCGTCTAATTATGGTAGTCCAGGCATCACAAGTATGACGATAACATATCCATTACACAGACGAGGAGATGACACTAAATATACTCGACCCTTGAATTTTATAATTTTCATACCGCCCTCCTTATCGGTACATTCTAATCATCAACGCTCCCTTGTCCACTGTACGTTCTCATTGCAGAAAGGGCATTTGCATATAGTTCTTCGGTTTTCTTTGCCGATTGAATGGCTTCGGTTTTGGCTTGTATTAATTCTTTTTGTAATACGAGAATCTCTTTTTCAACTCGGTCCTTGGTCGAACCGATCTTTAGAAAATGGGCTATAACCTGAGACGAAGCCGTTCCTTTAGAAAGTTGAGCCTCAGCCAAGTCGACAGCGAGAGCTACCAATTGATTTTCGCGAGCTTCTGGAGTTTTAGCCGGAGGACGTCGCCTTTTGATTGGAGCATCATCT